AGATATTGAAGAGAGAAGTCATTTCGTTGGTGTAATATCTTGCCAATTTTCAGCTAATGCCTAGTATAATAGAATAGCATTGTATTATTTATGACTAGAGCAATCGAACTTCTAAGAAATAGTTTTGGTGTTAGCCAGCTATATCAACATGATGTAATCAAAAATGACAGCATTATTTTAAGTGTTTATTGGCATCCACTTACTATTGCAGAAAGAGAGTCGATACAAAAGAAATCAATTAGTGAAGATGCTAATGAATTTGCTTTGAATTTAATGATTGAAAAAGCTTTAGATAAAGATGGTGTAAGACTTTTTCAAGATGGTGATAAAGCTTCTTTGAGAAGAGAAGTAGAAGCAAATGTACTACAAGAAATACAATTAGCTATGCTTGAAGCTGGACAAACCAGAGGAGTTGAAGAGGCTAAAGCCGAATTAAAAAGCTAATAATCAATTTAAGTTTTTATTTTCTTTAGCTAGAGAATTAAAGAAAACTGTTTTTGAATTATGTGAAACTTTAAGCATAGAAGAAATGATAGGATGGGCTGCTTATTTTGAATTAGAAAATGAACAATATAAAAAAGAAGAGCAACAAGCACAAAAAAATAATGCTATAAAACGTAGAAAGAGGTAAGATAGAAGAAATCTTTTATCTTTATAAAAAGTGGCAGACTATAGTGTTGATATTGCTTTAAAGGTAAAAGGTCAGAAACAATTAAAAGATGTTCTAAAGCCATTAAACGAAATAAATAAAAATGTAAAAGAATTAGTAAAAATTACAAAGCAATCAGCAAAAAGTATTCCAGCAGCAATAGAAAAAACAAATAAAAAATTTGACAAAACAGATAAAAAATTAAAAAAAATAAAAAAACAAGCTAAAGAAGCAAGAAAAGAATTAGAAAGATTAAATAAAGTTCCAACATCTGAAGGTGAAGGTTTTGGAGGTTTTAGGCAAAAATCAAGACGATCAAGAATTATTCAAAGTGCTGCTATTGGTGGTGGTTTTCCTTTGTTATTTGGAGGAGGGATAGGACAGGCAATTCCAGGGTTGATTGGTGGTGCGTTAGGTGAAGCAGCTAGTCCTGGTGGTGGATTTGCTGGTTCTATCGCAGCTACAGCAATAGTAGCTGAGTTAACAAAAATTGGACAAGCCTCTATTGAAACAGCAAAAAAGATAAGTACTTTGAGTGGAAAGTTAGAGCTTGCAAGAGAAAGATCATTATTTACATCGAAAGAAACTGAAGAACTTGCTCGCCAATTAGAACGTCAAGGTAAAGCTCAAGAACTTAATAATTTACTTAATCAAGAATATCAAAAGATTATAGGAACTGAAGGGGTAGAAAAATTAAATAAATTAAACGAGGTATCAAGTGAATTTAATAGATTAATGGGAATATTAAAAACCAAATTTGATGCGTTTATTGCTGGTCCTTTAACTAAAATATTGAGTTTTTTAAATAAAAGTTTATCTGCTGATGCAACCGCAGGTCAATTTCGAGAGTTTAGAAATAGTTTAAAAGGATCACAGAAAGAATTTTTTGAACAACAATTAGCAGAACTAAGAGGAACAAGTGGTAGAAGTTCGGGACCGATTACAACATCAATTATGGAAGAAATGTTGAAGAGATTTCAACAGACTACTATTTCTGGAGACAAGTCAGGTAAAAAATTAACACCAGAAGCTCAACTTGGTATAGATCGTATGGCTGATCTAGACAAAGAAATAGAAAAAGCTACTTTAAAAAATACACTTTCAGAAAGAGATTTTGAAATTAAGATGAGAATACAAGAAATACAAAAAGGTACTCTTGGTTTAGAAGAAGATGATATAAGAAAGAAATTAGAAAAATTATACTTATTAGACCAAGAGCAAGAAAAATTACAAAAAACTAAAGAGCTTTATAGTCAAATAGGTCAAACCATAGAAAATGGTATTGTAAATGCTATTGAAGGAGCAATACAGGGAACTAAAACTTTAGGTGAAGTGGCAAACAGTGTATTCACTCAAATATCAAGAACCCTTTTACAGTTTGGTGTAAATTCATTACTTAGTAGCATACCTGGAATTGGTGGTTTATTTAAAGCAGATGGAGGGCCAGTAAAAGCAGGGGGTAGTTACATTGTAGGAGAACGTGGTCCAGAATTATTTACACCTAGATCTTCTGGAATGATTACCCCAAATAATCAGTTAGGTGGTTCTACAAACGTAGTTGTAAATGTAGATGCTTCTGGTTCGGCTGTTGAAGGAGATGAAGATAGAGGTAGAGAGCTTGGTCGTCTTATATCAGTAGCGGTACAATCTGAAATAATACAACAGAAAAGACCCGGAGGCTTACTTGCTTAATGGCTACCTTTCCTTCTATTACCCCAAAATACGGGCAACAAAAAAGATCCGCACCAAATACTAGAACAGTTCGTTTTGCTGATGGCTATGAACACAGAATTTTATTTGGATTAGCTCAACATCAAAATCCAAAAGTTTTTGATTTTACTTTTGAGGTTTCAGAAACAGACGCAGATACTATTAGATGCAAGAGCAAATGATAGTGCTAGCTTTGATTTTACTCCACCAGGAGAAGCTAGTTCTTCTAAGTTTGTCTGTGAAACATGGAGTAAATCAATTCCTTATTTAAACAGAGCAACAATACAGGCAACATTTAGAGAGGTGTTTGAACCATGAGTACTGATCCTGTATTTAGTGAAGTTCAAAAGATAAATCCATCTGCAATTATTGAACTTTTTACATTACAGTTAGATAACTCTTTACATGGTGCAACAACAATATATAGATTCCATTCTGGATCTAACCTAAATGCAAATGGTCAAATAGTCTGGGCTGGTAATTCTTATCAAAGATTTCCTATAGAAGCTACAGGCTTTGCATATCAACGTGGTCAGATACCAAGACCAAAACTTATTGTAAGTAATGCGTTAGGTACAATATCTGCAATTTTATTGCTTGTTAATCAAACAACTGCTGGTAATGATTTAACAGGTGCTACGTTTACAAGGATTAGAACAATGGCAAGATTTCTTGATGCTGCAAACTTTAGTGGAGGTACTAATCCATTAGGAACACCAGATCCCACGGCAGAATTTAAACGTCAGATATTTACAGTAGATCGAAAGTCAGCAGAGAATAGAGAAGTGGTAGAATTTGAATTAGCAGGAGCAATTGATATGGCAGGAGTTAGAGCACCTAAACGTCAATGTACCCGTGCTTTATTTCCTAGTATTGGCACGTTTACACAATGAGTTGGAAAGATGACGCATTGGTTCATGCGAAAGACCAAGATCCTAAAGAAGCTGTAGGACTTTTACTAAATATCAGAGGTAAACAAAAATACTATCCTTGTCAAAATCTAGCTATAACAAGTCATCAAGAGTTTATTTTAAATCCAGAAGATTATGTAAAGGCAGATAATTTAGGAGATATTGTTGCTGTTGTTCATAGTCACCCATCAACACCTCCAATACCAAG